CGCCAAAGTACGGTTCATTGCCGACCAACGCCCACGACGACGCATTCCACCCAGTAAAGTTGCACCACGCCTTGGTGATGTTGTTCATCACAAACTGCTGCTGGCCGGTGCTGACGGGAACATTGACGATCAGCGCGTTGTTGAGCGGGTTATAAAGCAACGCCCACCCAAAGGTGTCCTTGTAGGTGCGTGCGGCAGCAGCAAAAGCACCCTGTATCTTGTCGGACAGCGCGATGTTGGGGTCTAACCGCGACGACTGTAGCGCCGAGGCGAACGGAATTAGCCCGTCCAGCGTCAAAATGAGCAAATCACCGCCGTATTTTGTCACGCAACGGCGCGAAATCGGCGAACCGATGATCCACACGCCGATCAATGCCCAAGTGGATGCGCTGGTCGGGTCAGTGCCGCGATATACCGCAACCTCGCCCTTATCGCTCACCAAAACAAGGTTATCGTCAACGCCGTAGCCTGCGTCAATCGTCCATGTAGCCATCGCGGTCAGTTTGCCGCCGAGGTGCATAACGCTTGAGAGGTCTAGCACGTTGGCTGCACCACCTACTGATGCAACCGGCAAATACCACGCTTTAAGCGTGTTTTTCTCAATAAACCACATCCGATTCTTGAAAAGCGTGGGGCTTTCAAGGCTCGTTGTGGTAACGCCTGTGATGGCAGGCGAACTTGTGCCGTCAATTGGTGTCCAAGTCGTGCCGTTGTAGAGCAACGGCTTGTCCACACCGTTCGCGGCATACAAATAACTACCGCCGCCCGTGGTGACGTTGGTGTACTCCCATGCAGAGTTGGAGAGACTCGCAACCAACGCTGACCCGGCGCTACCTGCCGACGTTACGTCAAAAATCTTGCCGTCGCTGATCGCAAACAGTTTGATCGTGCTGCCTGCGTTGTACGTCATCAGCGTATCAACAGTTCCCGGCAGCCCCGTCTTGTGCTTCGTGTAACCACCTCGCAAATTGACGTTGGATACGCTTGGAAACATATTTTCCAAGTACACAGCGTCCGTTGGGGCCATGTTTGCCAGCGCATCGCGTGCGTTCCAGCCGCCGACAGGGGCGGGCAACGACGCCACGTTGGCCGTCGTGCGCTGAACAAGCCGTCTGCGAACCGGCGAGGCCATTATTGGCTATCCGTCCCGTAGCCCGAGTCGGGGATGTTGTCGTAACCGATCAACACCGTACCCGGTCGCGGGGCAAACGACAGGTTGGCCGCTGCCATATCCTGCGCCATTGCTGTTTCAAGTTCGGCGAGGTAATCGCGGTAGAGGGCGGTCGTGTCAAAGCCCTTGGCTTCAAAGTATTTAAGTTTGGTGCCTAGCACCATCACGCGGTCTGGGTAGACGCACGTATCGGTGTCGGCGGTAAAACTGGTCTTGGCTACGCCTAACGCGTTATAGGCCCACGCGTTACTGCGGTACTCAAAGCCGAGCAACTCCCCACCGTTCATTCCCGGCCAAATCTGGAAGTATTGGCCGAGCAAGCGCCACCGGATACGGGGGCCGGTGCTGATATAACCCGACAGCAACCATTCCCACTGCTGCGGTGACTCGGGGCCGAGCATTTCCCACCGCTTAGACTTGTCCCAATGCGTGCGATTGACCGTGCTGTAGTAGTCCGACGGCAGGCTGTATTTAACCTTTTGGAAAATCAGTTGCCCGTCAACTTGTGCTTCCGTTGGCTGGTAGTTGATCGTGACCGTAGACGATCCTGTGACCGCCGTGACATAGGTGGCGTTTGGGATGCCGACGCCCTGCACCTGATACGTCGTGTTGAGCGATGTCGTGCTGGGGATGCCGGTGATCGTGTACGAGGACGTTGACCACGTTCCCGTTGTCGTGATGGCTTCCGTGTAAAACGTATGCTGACGCGTTAATTCGCGCCAATCAGCACGACGGAGCAATTCGTATCCACACGCATTCATCAACGCCAAAAGTTGGATAACGTCTTGGCTGGAATTGCCAGCGACGGTGGAGGGCGTCGGGATACCGAGTTCGTTTGTGCATTGCTGCACCAATTGCACCATCGTGCTGCCCATACTATCCCTCCGTTAATTCTTTAGGTGGCCGACCACGGCGCTTTTGTGACGCAATGAGTTCGGCCATCTGTGCTTGAAGTTCTGCAAGTTGCTGCTTGGTCGCATCCAACTCTGCGTTGGCGTCCACGCGGTTCTTGCGATTTAAGTACATACGCGCTTTCTCGCGCAATCCAATGCCACCCATGCCGACGCGCTGCAATTGGGCGTCCGAGGCAAGGGCTAACTGCTCCACCGTGACAAACTTGAGGATAGACAGTTCACCGATCTGGTCGCGGTTGATGTCATCCGGTGCGTCCGACTGCCATTGCGTCAGCGGCGTGCCGATCTGCGAGGCGGCACCTTCGCTCTGCTGCATCTGGAAATACAACCACTGACGCGGGAAACGCGCCTTATGGTCGTCACGCAACGGCTGGTCAATCACGTTGGTCTTGTCGCCGGGGGCTTGGATGCGGCAATAGACGTTGCCCTTGTTCGGGCCATCCTCGCGTGCATAAAACTCAACGTGAAGTTGGGCGTCGGCGTTGTTAATGTCACTGTCTAGCATTTCCGTTCTCCTGTGGGGATTTTTACAGGTTGTTGACCTGTGTTACGGTACAAATGACTGATGGAATGGCGGGCCATACGCTTGTGGCGCTGGCCGCAAGAATTCTAACGCTTGTGTCATCCGTCGCCCACATCAATTCAACGTAGTTTGTTGGTTCTAGTTGAATGATGAAGTTCCACGCGGCGACGGTACGCGCTGCGCTTCCTTGAATGGCGACGGTAGTGGCTGTGTTGGCGACGTTGGTGCCGTTTTTACGCAACCAGATATAAATGTTGCCCACGCCGCCCGAGGTTTTGTCCAACTGTGCTGAAAACTGCACGTTGTAGACGCCTTGATAATCCACAACCAAACGGGACGACGGCGACCCGATAGATACGCCATTGCTGCTGTCGGTCGTGTTAAAAACCATGCCGTAGGCGGTGTCAATGGAAGCCGCCGTTTGCAGCGTTGTGTCGCTAAACGCACCAAAATGCAGAATCGGCACAGCGCGGCCAAAGCCTTGCAGTTCCTCCCACAACGTATTGCTAACGGCAAAAAACAATGCCGAGCAATCGGGGTTGATCGTGCCAAACCCTGCGTTGTTGATGCTGCTGCTGGCGTTATACGGATAAACGGAAATTGGGTTTGCCGTCGTATTCTTGACAATGATGGTTTCGCCCATCTCCGTCGGTGGCAACTTTACGCCTGTCCCAACGGCTGCGCTTGTGACGTTGTTGTACACATACGTCAACGTGGTGGCATCGCCTGTCGACGTACCGGCTGCCGTGACCGATGCAATACCATCGCCGCAAATACTGACGGTGGACAATTGGTTGATGCCGCTGCCGAGTACGCGTGACGGGATTGCCATTAGGCCGCCTTCGCCATGTTGCGGCGGCAACGCATGATTTCAGCAATCAGCCCCGGCCCGATGACCTCTATTTGCAGGTCGGGCATCACCTCAAACAATTTCTGGAATTCGTTGGCCTGCTGGGCCATCGCGGCGTTGCAGTTAAATTTCTTGCCGTCTGCGCCGCCCACCCATACGTCTACCGTTAGCCCCGGCAACTCGCCCGTAAACCGCTTACGTCCATCCGGGCTGTTGCACGAGTCGTAGCCGTACAGGAAAAACTTACGGAAGCCCATGATATAGCCGATGTTGATGGCACGCAGACCCGAGGTCGTGCCGCCACCGATGGCCAATTTACCCGGCCCCATGGCGTCCATTTCTGGGCCTTCAGCCCATGAGTGCCACACCATCACGCGCTTACCTTGAAGGTAATCAAACGTGGAGGGCGGGCAGCGCGAGGCAACAAGGTACAGCGTGCGGTCGTTCTTGTGCTTGATACCGTTGGTGCGGTCGCGGGGGTCAAGGTTGACCCAAAAATCTGGTTCTACGCCGTTCTCTACCAAAAAGTCATGCGCACCCTTAATTGCACCGATCACATGACCGGCCTTCCGGTGCGCTTTGATGTCGTTAATGTAGTCGGGCATAGACCACCCGCTCGCCACCAGCACCATGGTTGCATCGTGCGTGATGGGAGCGAGGGTCAGTTCTGGTAGACCACGGGCAAGGGCAGAACGTATGTTAGAACATAGTTCTTCAGGCGTTCCCGCCGCTTGTACCGTGATCTCCAGAGGTTTCATTAGGCGCCCGAGTACCCAACAACGTGCGGGAAGCCCGCAACGCAGGTAATCGCCGTGGCACCCGACGCGGTTGCCGTGGCAACGATACCGGCCACAAGGCCGACACCGCCACCCGACACCGTGGCGTCATCCAGAACGCCAGCCGTCGCCGTCGTAAAGAGCGGGACAGCCGGGTTGCAGGACGCCGCAAGGTTGACGCGCATCACGCCACCCGATTGCACCCAGCCAAAGGAGCCAGAGGCAATAGAGACTTGCGCGACCGCAAACCGCTTGGAGTCGGCAGCGTTGGTCGTCGTCACCGGCACAGCCTTGTTGTCGGCACGGACAGACACGGCGGCGTACTGCGAGACGGTAGAGGCCGCCTGCACGTAAATCGCCTGTCCACCGTCGTCAAGGTTGACGCAGGTGCCGAGGTTGAACTGCTGCGTGGTGTCGGCATAGCCAAGGGCAACGCCAATGACATTACTAGTTGAAACAGTCATTTTCGTTTACTCCTTAAGCAATCAACACGCCTTGGAACTGGCTGCCCGAGCAGGTGAGGTTACCGGCCCAGCCAATCAGTTTCACAATGGCGTCTTGGTTGACGGCCTGACGCTCACCGCCAATCGGCACAAAGTTGCGATCTTTGTGCGGGCGGAACATCAGGTACTTGGTGTTGAGGAACCACATATGGTTTGCGTTGCCCGAACCGCTGTTGTACGTGGACGATCCGATACCACCGTCCAACACAACGTCGGAGGCCATACCAGCGCCATAATACTTCAACGAGGCAAAGCCCGCTCCGGCGAGGCCCGAACCACTCTCCGTAATACGCTGGATCGCTTGCAGCGATTGCAGGTAGAAGCGGTAGTAGTTGTTGTCGGCCACGATGAGGTCAGGCTTGTCGGTTCCACGAACGAGTTGCACGGCAAGCGCATCCATGTAGCCTTGAATCGTCGTGCTGGACACAGCGCCCGCACCACCGCCATCAGCGGCAGCCGAGAACTTCTTGCTCTGCCAGAACGACCACACAGCGCGGTTGATGCCGCCGTAGGTGCCAACAGTCGGGTCATCCGGCACAGCCGCAGCAAGGCCCGTGAGGTTCTTGCCGGCGTTTCCGGTGCCGTCGCCGTACAGGTCGCCCGAGATGCGGTTAGCAAGTTGGGCTTCCGCGACTTCCATGCGACCGTCAAGAAGGTCAATGATGGCCTCCTTGCCCGAGTTCTGGATCATCTCCAGACCCGAAATGGTCACAGCCGAGGCGTACTGCGTGATGCTGAACTGCGCCGCAGAAATCGGCGAGTTCTGGCCCACGTTCAGCACTTCATAGCCGCTGTACGAGTTGGTGTTGTTCGTGGTCGGATCGGTGTACATGATTTCTTGCAAAATCACGTTACCGCCCGAGAACGTCTTGACGTTCCCACGCTCCTTCAGACGACGAAGCAACGCGTTGTTGTTCGTCACGTTATCAGCAAGTTCACCGCTACGGCTCTGAATCGTGGTAGCAATGATGTCGCTGATACTAGAGTTGGCAAATGCCATTTGATGTCTCCTAGTTCAGTTAATTACAAACGCGCTTCTTGTTCGGTCAATGCTTCTTCAAGAAGTGCGCGACGGTTTGCTGCCTTGGGAGCCGTGTTTACGCCGGGTGTGGCGCTTCTGACACTCACCGCTGCTGCACGGGCAACTTTCGCCGCCCGGTTGGCCTCTTTGGCCTGTTTAGCCGCTTCCTCGGCCTGTCGGGCCTTGGTCACTTGGTCAAACAAATTGGGGGTGAGGCGTATGGCTTTTTCATACGCGTCTTGCAACGTCTCGGCGAGTCCACCCTGTAGGAGTTGGATCATCACCGGGCGTGCTTCCTCAAAATACTCAACCTTTTGACTAAAACTGTTAATTTCGGTCAACAAGTTCTGGTTTTCGGCCATTTCCTGCTGCTGTTTCCAGCCCATGACCTCACCACGTACCTTGTTGAGTTCATTTTGCAGTTGGTAAACGAGCGGATCAACAGCGCGTTGCGCTTGCTGACCCGGCTGCTGCGTCATGGAACCCAAATTGATGCCATACGACTGCGCCAACTGCGTGAAATACTGCATTTTCGTCTGCGGGTCGCTATTCCGCAGCATATGGTCGGCCTGCATCAACGCAGACACGGCCTTGTCGGGCGTAATGCCTAACCCTTGGATGGTTTGCATATACGGCTCAATGGCCGCTTGCATGGAATCCGCAAATTCAGCCTTGCCAAAAATGTTTTCCACACCCTTGCGCATTTCTTCTTCACGCTTCCACGCGTATTCCTGCAATTTTGGGTCGGCTTTCTGCCAAATTTCGTGATATTCACGACGCCATGAGGCGGGCGGGCGTTTCCACACCGGATCGTTGTCGTACAGTGTGTTAAACGACGACTTTTCTTCCGTATTTTCGGGTTCCGGTTGTTGTGGTGCCGCTTCTTGCTTGCTGAACCGCCCTGCCGCATCGCGTACGACGGTTTCTACGGGTTCGCCCTTCTCGGCGGCCTCAAACCCTGCTTCTAACAACTCACGACGGTCAATCTCTTGATCTTCCCGTGCCGCAACCATTGCTGGATTAGTGTTGTCCATTACCCTCTCCTGTGGGGATTGGTGAAATTGGCTTGTTGGCGTATTTCGCGCAGTATGCGATCAGCCTGTTCGTTGGTCATACGTGTGTTGACCATGTGCTTAATGCGTTCCAGCCGAGTGTTATTCTCGGGTTCACGCCGAATGTGCTTGGCAGGGTCGTCGTTACCTACCTCCTCGCAATTGTTAGCCTTTAAATGACGGCGATGCTCCGAGCGTGATGTCACCATCTTGCCGTCAATCATGCTCCGGTAGGGCGTGATGTCAGGCATGACGTAGTGGTAGCGCCCCTTCTCGTCCTTTTTGCGCTCCACAAACTCGCCGTCTATGTAAACGTACGTCCGTTTCATTGCGTAAAAGGCGGCTCAGGCATCGTCTTGCCCATCTGGGCGATAATCAGTTTGGTCTGGGCGTCAACGTCGGCCTTGTACTTGGCAGCAGCCTGTTGGCTCTGTAGTTCGGCAGCCTTCAGTTGCGCTTCAAAGTTCATCTTTTGCTGTTCCATCGCCATCTTGGCTTGGTTCTTCATCTGCTCCATTTGCATGGCGTGCTGCATTTCGGCTTGCTTTAGCGCCGACTGCATTTGCATCTTGGACGATTCCAATTGGCCCTTGGCTTGCAACTCCGCTTGCTTGCCCTGCTCCTCTGGAGGCCGCTGTTGGGCGGCCTGCGCAAGTTGCTGGAGCGTCGCGTCAATCTGGCCCTCAATCGGACGGGCTGCCTTAAACGCCTGCATACCAAAGCGCAGCAGTTCCATCATCATCGGCACCATCTGCGGGCTGGCCTGACCGACCGGCAACGCTTGGGCAAGGAAACCACCGAATGCTTGCAGGAACTGCATACGGTCTTGCTTGTTCTGGTTTTCGTCCAGCATCACAAGGCTGTCGGCGGCAATGTCCACGCGGAAGTTACGCAGCGGCTTGTTACGCAGCAGTTCCAACGCCTGCGGAATCAGTTGCTGGTCAGCGGGCGTCATCTGCTGTGCGGCAGCGTACGCAAGGATCGTCTCGGGCTGATACTTCATGCACATGACCTGTGACTTGAGGCGTATCAGTTCCGAGGCAAAGAGGGCAACGTCCTCTTGCATAGAACGCAGTCTTAGCCCTGCGTATTGCCCTTTGATTTGCTGCGCGGTGGCCGTTTCGCTGGCGAACGACGTACCTCGGATGATGTCCGAGATGCCCGTGATTTCGTAGATTTGGCTCTTGATGTCTTCTCTAGCGCGGTAGCACTGGAGTAGCGCATTTGCGAGTGTGTCAAGGGGGAGGAGGTCAATACTACCTTTAAGACCGCCCTTTTCACTAAATGCCATCCATTTATCAACCGGGATAAGAGCATTGTTATCGCCCTCCGTCATCAGTCGTTGCAGCGCGGGTTGGCTGGAGTCGTAGACGCCACGCACGCGCAGTGCTTTGACCAAACCATCAATGCGGTCGGACAGGATGTCCAACTCCATCGCCTGATCTTGGTACAGCACAAAGTCGGGGACAGGTACGAGCGTGTCGCTGGTCGTCGTCGCATACAGCGGTTTTGGGCAAGGGAAGAAGCCCTCAAGGCCGAGCGGGTCATCACGCTCGTCAATGATCTCGGGCATTCCCTTGCTGAACCAGTAAACCTTCTCAGTCTCCTTGTCCCACAGTTCACAAATCTTTGCGCGGTTGTAGAGACGCTTGTTCTCGTTGTAGGCGTTGAGCGGCTCGGGGCCACTGTCTAGCGGTATGCGGCGTGCGACGTCCTCACCAAAACGCTCTACCAGCGCCTCACGGGTCATAAACACCCAGCGCCACACCTGCCCGACTTCTTCCCATGTGCGGGCGGGAGAGTGCCCAAAGTCGCGCCAATGGACGTAATCCACGGGTGCGCATTCGTACTCAATACGCTCAAGGTTGGGCGGTGCGCCTTCACCCTGCTCAATGTCAGGCGTGATAGATACGCCGTCGTCCTCTAACCCAATCGGCGCAGTGTGCGGTTCATAACGCACCCATGCGGTGCCGCGTCCACCGAGGAACCGATCCTCTACGGCATACGCCATCGTGGAGCGGTAATCGGGGTAATGCTCAATTTCAAAGTCAATGGCACGCTCAACCAACTGTGCGGCCACGCGGCCCACGGGGTCGTTGTCACCAAAGCGGCGGCTAATGTCGGCTTTCGGCAGTTTGGCGTAGACGGCAGGCTTTAAGGTCTGCACGTTTGACCAAAGGATATTAAACTTGGCCGATTCGGTCAGCGTCTGCCCACGCGTATCGTCGCGGTAACGCTTGATGATCTTCTTCGTACGCGCCATCCACTTGGCAAACTCGTTGTCGTACTGCCCGATGATGCGCAGATAGCGGTCAAGTTTTGGCTGTAACAGTCCGTCCATTACTTGCCCTCGTTTCGTTTGCTAATGGCTTTGGCCTTTGATTTGGCCTCTGCCTTACTACCAGCGCCCCATGCTCTCAGAGCAAGTGCAAGGCGCGTCGGTTCACCATTCTTTTCCATCGGCCCCGGCATATTGCCCATGCGGGCGAGGAACGATGCGCGGCGTGGGTTGTCGCCCGATTTGACGGGAGGCTTCAGCGTCCCGCCCGTCTCGGCTTTGTACGAGGCGCGACCCTTGGCGTTCAAACCGCCTTTCGGGTTTTTGCCTTCGGATCGTTGCCACGCTGCCGTCATTTCTTGGCCGTTTTCGCTGATTGCTTAAACGCTTCGGCAGTCGGTGCGCCTTTCTCGCCGGGTTTGCGGGTACGCTCTACGGGGCGACCCTCACGGCGCTGTCTTGCCTGCCGCTCCTGCTTGGCAAGAATGTTGGCGTAGAGGCCGGCTTTCATTAGGCGTACGTGCTAAAGAGGCCGACGACCGACATGGAGGCGTTTTGGCTGCACGTTGCCGTAATCTGGCCCGTCGTGGCGACGTTAAGTTCCACCGAGTACACACCGGCTGCCGTCGTCGCGGGGAACGACACCAACGTGGTGCTGCCGTCCTTCACGATGGCCGAGGCTTCCGTGTTGCTGGCGACGTTGACCACCACGCGGTGCAGGTACGCGCCGGGGCTGCCAAAGGCCGTTGTGGACGTTGCGCCAACGGCAACGTAGTTCATCCGAGTTGGCTGTTGAACGCTCATATCCTTGCTCTCCTGCTAACCGTGCGGTCGTGAACGGCCCACATATCGTTTAGCGTGACCTTGTTTTCAGGCCCAACCAGCAGCGGTTTTACCTCTACCGATGGGGGCTTGTCAGAAATCTCCTGCCATGATACCGCAAGCATACGGAATGCGTCACTAGGGTGGCTAGTCCAATCGTGACGCGGGGACTGCCGAAACGCCTTCTTGTCCTCGTCGTACTCGCGTTGATACTGCCGTAATGCCTCTATGCCATCGCGGCATTTCTCGCCGTCAAACCACACTCGCGGCAACGTCATGCGCACGGCTTGAATGCCGTTTTGCACGCCGATGTCGGGAACAACAGCAAGGTTGGCGGTGCCGAGATACGCGGCTAATTGCTCAATGATGCTGCGGCCTGTCTGTAGGCTCTTGGCCCGTGCGTCGTGCGGCAGGAAGTGTTTGACGTACTTGTAAGGCTTGCTTTCTACGTGTTCGGCAATGTCGTGGATGTCAGCGCCCGAAATGGCAAAGTAGTCAATGACGCGTATTTCTCCGCGTGAGGGCTGGTAAAACCATACCGCCGTGTCGTCGCGGTAGCCTAAGTCAAACGCCGTGTAAGTCGGCAAGTTCGGGTCATACGGCACGCGTGTAATACGGCCTTGATCCTGCGCTTGACGCATTTCTGTGCCGTAAAAAGCGCCGAGGATGGCTGCTTCAAATGAGCATTCGTACTCCTGTAGGTACTGATCCTCGGCCAACTGCGCCTTGGCTGCCGCTAGTTCGCTCTGCGGCAATAGCCCACTGGTGGAGGCGGGGAGGCGCAACAGGAACCATTCATTTGGGATGCGCTGTGCGGTTTCGTAGATTTCCCAGAATTGGTTTTTGCCTTTCGGTGTACCGCCAAACACAGCCCAACCTTGCTTGTCTGATAGGGCAGGGCGTATGACGTTGCCAAATGCGCTGGGCTTAAAGTCACCGAATTCGTCCATGTAGACCCCCGAGAACCCCAGCCCGCGCATTGCGTCTGCGGTTTCGGCTCCGTAAAGGCGTATTTGGCTGTTGTTAATGAGCGTTATCGTCAGTTCTTGCTCATTGACGCTGCTGATGATGGGTTGGGCAAACTCTTTGAAGTATTGCCATGCCACGGCTTTGGCCTGCGACCGATATGGCGCAACGTATCCAAATAAACCATATGGGCCTTGGTAAGTGATAGCGGCACGGATCATGTCGTTGACAGCGGCGACCGTCTTGCCTGCGCGTCTATGTGCGACAAGGCACGCCCAGCGGTGCGTCCTGTTGTGAAAGGGCAGGAACGCTTTGCGTGGGCGATAGGGCAGGATTATTCGGGAGCCATCCATCCGATCTGTACCTTGACCGGGCCGTTGTCTTGTCCTGTGATCTCTTGGCGGGCGAGTTTGGGAACGTGGTACTCCAGCAATGTGCTGAAAGCATCAAAGGCGGCCTGTGGCCCCTTCTCCTCTGCGATCTGATCTAGCCACCCTTGGAGACGGTCTGCGTTGCCGTCTACAAAAGCGGCTATCGCCTCCCTAGCAGCCTGTGTGGCCCGATTAGGGGTGCCTGCCTGCCTACCGCCTGTTTTTTTACCCTTTGCCATGTAGTTCGCTCTAGTTTAGATCACAGGTGAAACAGTTAACCCTTCTCAAGCATTTTGCGCATAATCGTTCCGGCCCTAAACCGTCGTTGCTTAACGGAAATGCTAGGCATTTATTTTCTCTGATCCCACAATTCGTGAATTGGAACGTCATATGATTCCAACGGAAATTTTTGCCGTCTCTGTTTTTCAGAGAGCGTCCGACGCGCAGCAGCCGCCCGAGCCTCTGCCTCTCCCATTGTCCTTGCATATCGCCCATACCCACTAAAAGGGCGAACTAAAGCAAAAGCCTTATCAACTAACGCTGACCTTTCCTCACCGGGCGGCAATTTTTGCCACTGCTGTTCCAATCGGTCATATCGTTTTTGAATGTTTGAAGGCACCGGCAAATCAGGCAGAGCGTGTGACCCCGGCGCAAATTTTTCCGTGTTTTGAACCAAATGCTGCAATTCATGAACAAAAGTATCTTTGGTGTCGCCTTTTAACAAACCTTTACCAACATGGATATATTCTGGAAAAGGCAATGGCGATGCCGAACCACCTTCGTAATCTTCGCCTTTAAAAACCATTGTCCGTTTTGCCTCGGGGTATGATTCCGTTAATTTTTTGTGGGTTACGACATTTGGCAATCTCCGGTATTTTCCTTCTGGCAATGCAAAAAATTTGTTCTCGTCTTTAAATTGCATTTCCTTATCACTAATTTCTTGGCGTAGTTGGCCATCTGGCGCTCGGAATGTTCCTGTTTCGCGCCATATTTCCTCCGGCGCTATCCCAGCCTTTTCTAATTCTTCCGCTCGTTTGGCAGAGGCGGCATCCCATGTCTTTGCAGACTTGCCGATAAAAATTTTCTGCACTGTCGGGTCGTAACCCTTTAGCGCACCAATTAGCCTACCGACCGGCACAACAGAAGCCGCCGCCATTGCCATACCGGCCTCATCGTCGGCCCGTCTTGCGCGTTCAAAATCACGGGCGGCAAGGGCTTGCCCAACCCCCGGCACAAGGCTCCCGCCCATCTCCAGCGCCGTGTCTATGGCGTCGGCGTCCTGCGGCTGGTCTAGGCTGACCATGCGTTCGTAGCGGCGTTTTAGGTCGGCCTTGTCGCCAAGGTAACGGAGGGCGGCTGCGACCTGCTCCTTCCGTGGCATTACTTAAATCGCTCCAACTTGTAGAGCAGGGCGGCAATCTCGCCCACGATCTCGTCAATGATGTTCTGGAGGTCGGTGTCTTTGGGCAGGTCTTTGCGGGTGCCTTTTACAAAGGTCAGCAGGCTGTCGGCGTATTTGGCCGCATCGGTTTGTACCTTGAAGCCTTCGGGATAGTCGGCGAGAGGGATAATGCCGTAGTGCCCTTGGTAGGCTTCCGCGTACTTGTCGGCCAAGTCCACGATGTTTTCGTAGTAGTGGCCGAGTGCCTTGTGGGCAGCGTAACTGGCCGTTTGCAGATGCAGAAAATGCGTGGCCGTTGCCGAATGCAACAACACCCCAACGAATTCAGCCGCGTCTTTGTGGCTCATTGCATCATCCGATACAAACGCGTTTTCTTTTCTTTTTTGCTAGGCAAATAAGGCAACGGTTTTACGACTTGTTGGCTTCCTTCCGTAAAAGGCAGGTTTTCCACACGTTGCGGTTCGCCGACCGTGGCTGGGGCGGCCTCGTATTCCGGTTCCCGACGCATATCCTCGGGAATAATGGATTGTTTTGCTGCTTCTTTTTTTCGCAAAACTTCCATTAGTTGCTGCTTGCCCATATTGGCTTTAGATGCTTCTATGGCATCCAACATGGCTTGCAATTTTTCTTTTCGCGTATCAGCCATAACAACCTCGGGACAGAGTTTCCCTTGGTGATCGTAACTACCATGTGATACGTTTGCAAGTATGTCTACGTTCGTGTTTTTCCATGTGGGCGATGATCTGGAATGGCCGACTCGGATGGTCGCTTCCCTCCGCGCCTTTAACCCCGGTGCTGAAATCATCCAAGTGACGGATCGTGTGACCGCGACTGTAGAGGGTGTCACATGGGCGTACCCGACCGAGGGCGACCGGGAGTTCCTGATGCACTGGCGTCTTGCCGCCTTTGCGCGATTAGGGCTAGACGAACCTGCCCTATACCTTGACACCGATATGGTTGTGAAAGCCCCCATAAAGCCGTCCACGCTCGTTCTGGATGAGGTTTGCGTGCCATGTCGGCGGTCATTCAACCGGGATGCGCTATTCAACCCTCGGCAGCGGGGTTTGGACTT